TACTGACTCTGCTGTCGTCCGTCCATCTTGACGGCACCCTCCTCGGGTTGCCAGTCGAACTGGACAGTCATTACCGCTTTGTCGGGGTAGCCTCGGCAGTAGTCGAACAGCTTTGTCAGGTCGTGCGGAAAGATAAAATCCGAGTCACAAAACATGACCCAATCCTTGATTCCCATGCGACGGGCCAGTGGGATAGTGCAGAAACGGGTGAATGAAAACTCCGTCGAGAACGGGCGACCATCTTCCTGATCCCAGAACTGACCGTCTTCATCAACCGACCATTGACGGTCGAACAGGTTGTTGGCGCGAAGTTTGCGGTGATTAAGGCCATGAATCTCCGCAACTTCATCACGGGTGTTCTCTCGAATCGACCCGGTACATGCGACATAGGCCTCGACAGTGGAGGCGTCGTATCCAATGAATATATCCATGAGGACATAATCATCAGAGACGACAACCTTCACAAAGACTTTTTTTACTTACCTTCTGCTTTCTCAGCAGCCAGACGCTCACGATCCTCGGCGGTGTTGCCGAACTTGTCGATGGTCTGGTTACCCCAGCCGTAGATTTGTGGCTGACCGTATTCGTTCACGTCACCAGACGGCAGACCCAGAACGGTGCTGATGCCCAGCATGATGGCAAGAATTAATTCTAACATTTACTTCTCCTTGGTTGACTTCACGTAGTCTCTATATGCCTGTCGAATTTCCTCGACTGTACGACCGCATCCTATGCAGTATTCTTTCTCCTCGTCAAGCCGACACGCGGCCTGACATTTACGCTGCGCCGAGATCGACAACTTCACATACTCCACCAGTACAGGCCAGTGTCTGAGACCCTGCCGTGTTGTCTTCTGCCTCGTACTCGCCCAGACGATCCCAGTCAATCATCTTAGGCATCCTGTCGAGCAGTTCCTGATACGTCTCCTCGTCACAGTCCTGATACGGTGCCTGTTGGTAGGTGTGATCAGAATGAGGGAGGAAGCTGATGCCGCTGCATAGATCGAAGTTCTTGTAGACCCATGCACCAACCTCAAGCCATTCCTCATCACGGACGCTGATGGTTACCGAAGGCTTGTGTTCACACCAGCCGACAGCATACGCCTTCCAGAGTTCCAGCTGTTCGAGTGCGGTCATGTCGTTACGGGTAACCGCATACTCAGGCGACTTGACTGGGAACGAGAAGACCATGGTCGATTCAGGATGGAATACCTCCGGCTCTGACGGGACACCCTCGTCAATCATAAGCTGCGTCAAAGGGTCTTTGACATCACCACGAACAGTCCTTATGTAGTACGGGCTGTGTCGGGCATGGATACCAGACCCGGCATCGACAAGCTGCGAGACAGTACCCGACGGCTTGACGCAGGTAATTGCAGCAGACTGCGGAATGTTTAAACGCTCGGCCCATTCCTTGTTAGTATCCACGGCAACCTGTCGAAGTTCGGCAAGAACCTCCGGGTCGGGATGGCTGGTTACCACCGAGTCCATGATTCCTGTCAGGCTGACACCGAGGAGACGTTCCTCCTCCGTGTTCTTCGTCCAGACACGACGCAGGTACGGGAACTTGGTGTAGGTAGACTGGACAGTGCCGAGGATCGTGGCAAGACGTACCTTGTTCTTCAGCGACTCGACAGTGTCGGTGGACCGAACGACGCACTCTGTCAGGTTACAGAACTGGTTGTTGCGAAGGATGATCTCGGAGCATGGGTTCGTCCCCCACTCGTACCCTGCCTTGCGACGACCATGGTTCTCGACGTGCTTATCTGCTGCGTACCGGGCGAAGATGCCACGCTCACCAGACTTGGACTCGACCAGTGCTGTCCACTCACGTAGAAAGGACTCGACATCCGGCTTCTCGGTGTAGACAACGGAGTTGTTCGCCAAGGCACGTTGAGCATTCTGCTCCCACCACTGACCAGACTTGGCATGACGCATCCGATCATCGGACAGGTTCGACAGGCTGATCATGGCCGAACGGCGTACACCGCCGACGACAACAATGTCTCCGATCTTGCACATCACGTCGTGGCACTCGATGCTGTTCAGGCGACGACCCACGGCACCCCGGAAGACGTTGATGGTAAACCGGAAGAGATCAACCAGCGGCTCCGGACCCGAGGCACGGCCACCGAATGTCTTCAGCTTGGCACCGGACGGACGGACTTTCGACACATCCCACTTCGGAATCTCACCAGAGTAGAGCATGGCAATGACCTTGCGATACGCCTTGGCCCAGCCTTCCTTCGAGTCGTGAACGACGATGGTGTCCTCGGAGTCGAATAGCTGATCAGGAACCTCGGGCAGGTGGGCGATGTGCTGACGCTCGACAGAGAAGCCGACACCAGTCCCGCACAGCAGGATCATCATGGCCTCATCGAACGCCTTCATGTCGTCCACTGCAAGGTACGAGCAGTTGTATCCGGCAGTGTTGTCACGGTCGAGGGCAGGTCCGGCAGTCATCATCATACGCATGGACGGCATGATGGACAGTGACAGGATAGCCTCGCGCAGTTCCTCCACGACTGCCTCGTCGTCGATGCGCCGGGCAACGACGTTGTCCACGTAACGATCCACCGTCTCAGACCATGTCTCTCTACGGCCCTCATCGGGAAGCCATCGGGCATAGCGGGACAGTGCAATGAACTGCTGGTACTGGGTTGGTAGGTGGTTGGACAACATTAGTTTATCTCCGGCACGGTGAAGCGCAGGTTAGACCTGACTTGATAGATTTTCTGACGGCCCACCGTTTCCTCCTCGACCCAGACACGGACGTTGGGAGAGCCACGGTCGGCATAGTAATTTTTGATTTTATGTACGAGTCGCTGACTCGCCAATTTGCTTTTGAGATAGTCCTGTGGTTCAGCCATTATTTTCCTCCAGTGCTGCCCATGATACGGGGAATAAGTGTTTCATTTCACGGCTGATGTCCAGCGCAATACGCTCTGTCTCGGCCTGTGCATCGTCGGAGACACGAAGGCGACAGACACGAGACCACGCTGCCAGACTTCCGGTCCAGTACCACTCAGTCATCATCGACTGGGGCAGTACCATCCGGGCCTGTTCCGGGGCGACACCCATCTCAAGCAGGATGCCGTAGGTCTTACTGATGTTGTGGATCGCGGACTCATACACCTTCCACGCCTGACGCATATCAGGAATTATGTCGTGCTTGTCCGATCCCTGCTTCTTGTCCTGAGATCGTGGACGCCACGAGGACGGACTGAAGAAGCGAGGCTTGTCGTCCACGTATCGACGCGACACCTCGTTCCAGACCAGTCCGACCTGATGCTTGACAAGCTGTCTGGCAACAAAGATAGGTGCCTCGATGTGGAAGGTTGCCTGTGCGTGACCGAACGGTGTCCAGTGATTGTGCCGTGCCAGATACTGGATCAGCTTCTCGTTCTGGGCCTCGGTGTAATTGTCTGCCTTCTTGGCAAACGACACACGCGCAGCATCGACAACAGTCTGGTCGGTCCCCATTGAGTTGATGAGGGTAACTTGCATGTAATTCTCCGGTGGTTACTGGTTGCCGCGCTTACGGAAGATCGTTGATCTACGGCCAATCTTTTTGGAGTGGCGGCGTCCTACAGGAAATGTCCGACGCTTTGTCTTGGTACGGACGACTCGGGTTTCTACTTTCTTTGCCATGTTATGCCGGTGTGTAGATGATCTCCGAACCTATGCGGTGCGGATGATAATCAAAGTTAAAAGATGACAAGGCCATGTTGATAGCATCAGCCACGGCCCCGTACGATACGCCGTTACCCTTCACCTCAAGGCAGAGTACAGGACGGCATCGTTCAATGGTATCTGTCGCCCCACGCAGCACGGCAGGTTCATGTCCCTCGGCGTCAATCTTGATGAAGTCTAGATCAGGTAAGGCAAGGCTGTCAATGGTGACGACCTTGACGAAGTAGGCCGTCCCGTCAACCTTCTGCCCCGGTGCGGCCAGTGACCACATGCCAGAGTTACCCTGACGATTATGGACCAGTGTCATCATATCGTCTGTCCACGACGCACCCTCGTTGCGGAGTACCACGTTGTCGAGATCGTCGGTGTTACGGGTAAGACAATCAAAGTTCTCAGGGTTTGGCTCCATGGCCCAGACCGTGTCGAACTCCTCGGCAAGGTGTCGTGTCCAGATGCCGACATGGGCACCGACATCGAGAGCAACACGCCGGTTCTTGGTCAGGCCAAGGGCTACCCGCCGTGTCCCGATCTCATAATCAGGACCGGCAAAGTGTGTGTCTGAATCTGGGAGCCAGAGGCCGTTGACCTGCTTCATAGATACTCTTCCTTAAACTCAAACTGCTGCTGCCGTTGCTCACGTTCGAGCCTGATGATCTCACGCTCGACGTACCACTTAATTTTGTTCAGGTCGTAGAGCGTTGTCGCCCCGTCCTTTCGGCCCAGACGATAACAGGCCTTGAAGATGTTACCGACGCTGAAGTTCATCTCCCGATACTCGATCAGGTCCTGTAGTTCAGCCGCGCCGTGCGGCAGTTCGTAGTAGCTGGTGGACCAGCCGTCTGATTTAACTGTGGTTGAGGATGGCATTGATTTTTTTCCTGATGAAGCTGGACTCGCCTGTGTTGATGACCTGATGGGCAAAGGACCGGACATGACTGTAGTCGATCCCGGCCAGATCGCAGACGGTGATGAAGTCTGTTGCTGTAACTCCCGTTGTTGCAAAGAGCCACGCCTGTGCCCTGCCTCGTTCAAGGACCGCTTCTGCTGACTCATTCTCTGCCTCTGGCTTTGTTGCATCGAGCATGGCCTGAAAGATAACCGCCAAAAATAACAGCTTATGCGGATCACCAGACGGTGCCTCCGACATTACCTCTAACTGATTGTCGAGGTCAATGGAAATCTTTGAGGACACGACAGACTACTTTCTTACGCTGTTCTTCTGTCAGGTACTCCTGCGGTATAAACCTTATCTTGTCGATAAACTGGTTGTAGAACAGGCGGTCACCTTCTCTATTGACTTCCGTCAACACATGACAGACATGCTGAAGATTCGTCTCGGCGTAAGTCAATCCGCTGCGAGAGTCGAATTCTGCCAGAATTTCAAAGTGGAATATCTGTTTGCCATGTCGGCGTATGTCATCGTTGACGTAGCGACTTGACGAGGTATACGACCGCCAATCCGAGGGGGCCATACGTTTACCTTTACTGTACTTGTGATACTGCTTCTTGCCTATGTATCGTTGACCGCTTTCTAAATTGACAATCAGATAGACAAAGCCGAATGAGTTGTCCGGGTCGAGTTTAATCTTAGATGGATTTTTCCAGTGACCGTTACCGGACGACTTCCTCGACATTTGGCGTGTTCACAATATGGGTTAGGTACTTCACTCCGTTGGAGTATCGGAATCTTCGGAGTCCTGCGCCGCCGTTTGCATCGGCCCAGCATTCAAATTTGTGGTCGCAGAACGTGCAACCCTTCGCCAACCCGAGGTTGCCCGACTTCCCTTCTGGAATCGGATCGTGACATCGAGCAGGTGGCGTATCAGAAGACAGGAGGGTTTTGACATGGCTGACCCGCTCCTCTGCATTAATCATATGGTTGCCGGAGAGAGTGCAAATCTTGATCTCCCCGGACTCTTTGTTGATTGCAAGGAAGGCAGCACGATCATCACCACAGGCCTGTGCGTACCCGCTGATCTGTCCGATGTAGCCGAATGGATCGTCATTGATGAGTGACGATGCGTCCTCGAACTTCTTCATACCGTACCGTGATGCTGTCTTGACGTCGGTTACGATCCCGTCAATCCGGGCATCCATGTGTCCCTTGATACCGCCGATCTCGATCTCGCGCTGCTCATCCTCGACCGAATGTCCAGCCTCTTTGATCAGGAAGAGGATGAGGGCTTCCATCAGGTGGCCCATCAGGAACTTGATCCGGAGACTGTACGGCATGTCGGAGCCGGAGGTCTGTCGGCTGATGTCGTACCACAGTTGACGGTCGGGCCGTCCCATGTTCGACATACGAAGTGTCTTCGGTTTGTTGGCTGGCTCTCCGATGGAACGTAGCACAGCCTCGCGTATGTCCGTCATCATCGCCTCGACATTCGCCGGATCAGGATTTGAAATCCCGAAATCGAACAGCGTCTGGAGGTCTTCTGGTATGTTCTCGATGCGTTTCATGCGGCCTCAATTAGTTGGGGGTTTGTGGGACAGGTGCCCCCGGACCTGCTGGCACGTTGGATATGAGCAACGCCCCGTCAGATGGGGAGCAGCCACCATCTGAAATTAGGTGGGGGTGGATGACGGGTACCCCCGGACCCGTACATACTATGCAGAAAGATCAGCTGCCTGATCAAAGTCAGCCATCGGGTCAACCTCGGGGGTGTACTGGTTCAGATTCAGAACCTGTACGCCGAGCAACTCCGCAGCCCATACATCATAGCGTTTGTAGTGGACAGGTTTAAACGAGACGACTACCTCTGACTCGTTCCCGATCAGGACATTTGACGGTATGTCCTGCTTCTCGGAGTCAACAACAAGGATACTGTTGTCCACCACATCCGACTCACCGGTTTCCCGATTGTAGATGCGCTTGGTGTCACGGGCCTTGAACTGGATGAAGTCACCCATCGTCCCCTTCGGGTCAGTCTTGATTTTAGTCCCAAGATTCTGCTCTGTCAGGAAAGCCTTGTCCTCGTCAGAGAGATTCCCGATGTTGATCGAGTACTCGATCTTCTCCGGGTCCCACTTGTTCTGAACAGGCTCATGAACTTTGGCCCAATATGCTTTACCACGTAGTGCAGCCATACTGCATTTCTCCTTTTGTCTGAGGGGGCACGAATCCCTGAGTACGTGCATGGATGGAATCTATGCTAAGTCTGACTAGAAGTCAAACCTTATTTGATGTTCGTGAATATTTTCTATTTCTTGAATGTCCTCCAAGAAATACTCGAAGTCTTCCTTCACGCTGTAGAATTCGAGAACACGTTTCATCTCTGTGATCGGAACGCCGGCCTCACCCTGATGGCGACGGATAAAATCACGAAGCGATGCCGTCACCACCTCGTCTACCCACTCGTCGTTCAAGTTTACTTCAACCCTCATTAGGCTTCTCCGTCTCTGCGGGGTGGTAGATGCTGCTCAACAAGATGTTCTGCCACAAACCACCGACCAAACTTTTTATATCCGCCAAGTTTTTCTGCATAATTTCGAACGGTTGAATCGTGAACTTCTAAACGCTCGGCTGCTTCCGTTATTGTAATGTATTTCACACTGGTACTCATGTTACGGTTTCTCCAGTTGGTTGATAGCCATGTTGTAACAATCCGCACGGACGATGAATCCGTTGTCACCGTCCTGTTCCCCACGACGTAGGAACCGTGCGTCCTCGATGTACTTCTTCTTGTCGTAGTGACCTAGTACCCACGCTCGGCTGTTGTCGTAGTGGACACGGCAGAAGATGTAGATGTTGCAATCCTGTCGTGGATTAAAGTTCGCCACCGAACAATCGTAGTAGTCCATCGGCGGAGTACTGGTCCGCTTTGTCTTGACGTCTGCTGTCCGTCCGTCAGGCAGGATCATGTCGTACTCGTAGGTGTGACTGATCTCGCCGCCGTAGATACGTTGTGCGGCTATCTCCCCGAGGAACCCGGCAAGGTTACCACCACCATGTTCGATGGAGTTGTTCAGTTCCCCCATCTCGGCGGACCGTTTAAACGCCAAGCCACGATCATCATCTGTGAATTCGACCATCTGCATCAGTGTGTCTCCGACCAGTTGTTGCCCACCTTCCAATCACAATCGAGTGGGCAGTTAAAGGATAGCTGCTCGGCCACGGCCTGCACAGCATTCTTTGAGATCAATCCGATCTCTTCGGGATCGAGACTGGTGTCAGCCTCGATGCAGAGTTCGTCGTGAATCATGGCTACGATGTTTGCCCCGGTGGGTAACGTCTGGGAGACGTTGATCAGCCACTGCTTGGCGATGACCGCAGCACATGATTGAAGCAGTGTGTTCAGGGCTGCGTGTTCTGAGCGTACTCGGACGTGTCGTCCGTCGATGCCGGTGACTGTGCCTGATACCGCCTGTCTGGTAACTCTTCGCTGTAGGTTCGCAAATGATGGCATACCACGGAGATATCGTTCCCTAATTGCAGCACCAGCATCTGCTCCGCCTCCGATAATAGTTCCCAGCTTTGCGTTTCCCGCCCCGTAAAGCAGTGCGTACGTGAAAGTTTTTGCTCCAGCGCGTGTAGGGAGTCCAGCAAGGTGTTGAGTTCTTGTGTGAACGTCTCCATTGATAAGTTCCTCTGTGTAGTCGTTGTCGTTAAGGTAATGGGCAAGGCATCGGAGTTCGATACCGGCAAGATCAGTGCCGATGAGTTGTCGTCCCGACGGTACAGTCCAGCATGACCGACACTCCATGCCGTACTCTGATTGTGGTCCGGGTACCTGTTGCAGGTTCGGTCCGGTGCATGACATGCGGTGGGTGATGGCACCCAGTGTCAGGTAACCGCAGCGGACACGGCTGTCCCTGTCTACCTTGTCGAGCCATGAAGATACCTGTGCCACTCGCTTCTGAAGCATCAGGTACCGGGCAATCTTCTGGGCAAGGGGTAGGTCAATGGTGGACAGCGTTGCCTCATCGACGATGGGCTGTCCCTTCTCGGTGTGTTTCTTCGGAACCCAACCCTGACGCATCAGTCGGTCGGCAATCTGCTGACGACTTGCAAGGTTGAATGTCTGCCACTCGATAGCCGTATGTTCACCACCACAGACGGCGATGTCATCTAGGTGGTTGAGTCCGACAGCCGACAGGCTACCGTCCTTCTTGTACTTCGGGGTGACAACACGTTTAGGTTTTGGAATGTCGGGCAGTACGGATAGAACCTCGGCCTCGATCTCGACTACTTCAGTAGACAGACGTGCAACCAGACAGGCTGCGGTCGGCTGGTCCAGATAGTATCCGTGGTTCTCCACCTCGTTCATCACTGCACGGACACGATGTTCCATTCGGATGGCGTCCGTCCACGATGAACCACGGTTAGACTTGTCCATGTTGAAGGCTTCGCCTTGCAGATATTTTAGTACATCATGGGTCAGGTCAACATCCTGCCGGCAGTACTCGATCATCTCATCGGTGGCCCCGAGACTCCAGTCGTGGAAGTCGATCTTGGAATTGTTTAAACGGACACCCCATGCTCGAAGACTATGCCCACCGGGACGGTCAGGCCAGAACAACTGGCTGAGAAGCATGGTGTCGCGGACGATACCAAGATCAAGGTCAGCTGCCCCTCCGGGGCCACACAGAAGACGGTTGATTACCGGGATGTCAAAGTTGACAGCGTTGTGTCCGTAGATTCTGTTGAATCCTCGAAGGTAATCAGGCAGCTCCAACATGTTCTCGGCGGTGAATGTTCGACGATCCTCAGTTCCGACGATACGGGTACAGGCAACGTGGATCACCGTGGCATCGAGGTCGTCTGTTTCTATGTCTACGATGATGTCAGTCATTTTTCAGAAGATAATTTTCCATGAGGTGGTCGATTGTTTTATACCGGTACCAGTTTTTTCCTTTACGTCCTTTCACTTTCCATCTTCCGTAAGGTGTCACCCAAAACTGTTTGGAATCTATAGTTACCAGAAACCCCTGAAGACGACGTTCCGCTTCTACTGGGTAGTGCAAGATGTTTAGTTCTGTTCGACGCCATGCAATCGGCACAGCGTAAGGATTTTTGTCCCACCCAGTGTCGCGGTATTCATAGTTGTCATATTTTATCTGCAACTCTTCAAGTTCTTCTTCTAACTCTTTGATTCTATCCTCGTTCATGATGTGAAGTCTGCCAGTGGGCTGTCATCCATGATCGGGGGTGTATCATCATCCGGTTCATTTGTCTCGGATAATCTTCCTGTCCCCTTGTCGTAGTACAGGTACGTAGCAGGTCCGGTGATCCCGGCGAATCGATTCTTCAGGACACGGACCGTCGTTGTATTCCGCATCACCTCGTTCTCGTGCTGCCCGTTACGCTCTAACCCTATGACCATGTCGGATAGCTGGGCGATGGCAGCAGAGCCACGAAGCTGGGACAGGCTGGTAGCAGCACCATCTTCATGACCCTGACCCTGCGGTCGGCGGAGGTGCGACACCATGATGAGACTGATACGTAGTTCCTGTACCAACATACGCAGCTTGGTGACGATCTCGTCGATGGCCTTACGTTCATCACCATTCTCCTGACTGGAGACAACGATGGACAGGTGATCGAGGACGATGTACTTGCAGTCCAATGCCTTTGCCATGTGACGTACACGACCTACGATATTCTCCAATGTATTGGACCCGAACGAGTCATAGAAGAAGATGCGGTCGGTGGCGAGAGTCTGATCGAAAGCCCGTCGTAGTTCCTCCGGTGTCGTCTCCGTATCCGGTAGATGCAGCGGCTTGTTCGCAGCCATCGACATAAAGCCAAGGGCAGAACGCTTCATGGATTCTTCGAGGAACATACAGCCGATGTTGTCCTCGGTGACGTTGAGAAGATGATACATCAGTTCACGGACGACGGCTGACTTGCCCAATCCTGACCCTGCGGTCAGTGTCACCAGTTCACCGACACGTATGCCGTAGGTCATCTCCTGCAATCCCTGATACGGGTATGGGACGGACGGCGTGTCGTCTTCCTCTGACACCAGTTCCCAGAGAGACGAGCCGCGCTTGATACCCTCCGGTGTAAACGGCAGGGCATTCCACCAGCGGCGGGTGTAATCTTCTACTTTACCCTCGGCCAGATACTCACCGACATCCTTCAGCGGGGCGAGGTCAACCACCTTACATTTGTTAGGCTCGAACAGATTTGCTACGTCCTCGGTTGCACGTTTACCTGCCTCGTCGTTGTCGAAGACGAGGTAGATTTCTTCGAACGTATTCAGGTATTCGAGGTTGGCCTTGATGGCCTTGACCCCGGTGGCTGACGGCATCCCGACGGTCGGCCACTTCGACCCGTTCATCTGGTGTGCTGCCAGTGTGTCGAGTTCACCTTCGCAGATGGTGATTGTCTTACCACCGCCGGGGAATAGCTGCATACCAAACAGGTGTAGTTGCTCACCGCCGTCCCATGAGAACGTCTTGTTCTGATCGTATCTGGTCTTGACACCACGTAGTACGCCATCCCGGTCATAGTAAGGATACAGATGACGATGAGATGCGTTGTCGATCTTGACGCTGTACTTCTCGACGACTGCTGCACCGATCTTTCTCTCGGTAATCACGCTGCACGACAACCCGTTCAACATCTCGGTAAGACGGCTGTTAGGTGTAGGATTTCTCGGCGGCATCTGAATAACTGTGTTGTCCATGTAGGGCATGACCTCTTCAATTAGTTCGCCGGAGTAGGACTGCTCTGTCCCCCGGCAGGAAAAACAATGGAAGTGTCCGTCGGTGTAGACGGCACCAGCATCTGATGATCCACACAGATGACAGGGAATGTGTGTCTTGACTGGTTCTGATTCGCTCATCTTTTTCTCGGAAGAAGAGGGGCCGTCCGGAGACAGCCCCTTATGTTTAAACGAGTACTGGAATCCCATCTTCCGGCTTGTACATCAGCCGTCCGGTCTGTCCCTTTCGGTAACGATTCCATGCCTGTGCAATTACCGAAATTAGTTGAGAGCGTTTCGGTTTCTCCATGCGGATCTGATGATGCGCCCGGTAACGTGGATCATTGCTATTCAGCATCTCATTAGTGATGAGTCCGTGGAAGAACTCATCTGCCTGTGCAGTGTCGATCTGTGACGCGATGAAATGCAGCCCACCGAACACGGCAGGATGAGTCAGACCCATCTTCTGTGCAGGGTAATAACCCTTCAACAGGCTTCGTTGAAGTGCTTCATCACCGTACGACAGGTAATGGTCCATGATGTCCTTGGACGTTGTAAGGTTTGACATAGTATATCCAATCTTACCAGAACCCTTGGCGGCAGTCTTGGCTCCATGCTTGTACATGGAGATAAACTTTATCATTGCCGCAAGCTGGTTTGCGTTCTTGACATCGTACTCCGCAGACAGAACGTCTCCTGCTGTCCGCCTTGCCCCTGTGTCCATGACATGAAAGGATTCCTCCTTCACCCCGTACAGCATCGAGGCTTGGAATGGGATACCTGTCATGACACAGGCATGTAGTCGGTTCTGTCCGTTGAGGAGTCGTCCGGTATCGCTGAAGGTAATGCTGTCACCTGTCAGGTGGAAGTTACCAGCCTTGAGTTGACGGATGCAGTGGTTCAGCGATGAACGACGTAGCGGTCGATTCTTGGTGTTGTGTTCCAGCATGACCTCTGCCAGCCGGGGTGTGATGGTCCTTACCTCATTCCAAACTTCGGTTGAGGTCTGAATGTTTAAACGGAGTTGGGTTTCTGGTTGCTGTTTTGGTAGGGGGCTCATGCCGGTTCCTTCCGTCGAGACGGTGGCCTGTTCCCGGACGTCCCGAGATAGTGTCCACCAAGGAATGTTGCACTGCAACATAGCACGTACTATATTTCTGATAGGAGGTACATACGTCATGTCTTACATTCTATCAACACTTGTTTTCGATGTGTTTGATTTGCTGCCACGACAACGACAGTCTTGGTTCAATAAGTTTAAACAAGGAGTTATCCGATATGGAACCGCTCGTGCTACAGATGCTCTTCGGAACGGTCACATTTACTAAGGACAGCTACAGGCTGGAGAGTCCGGCCTTCGGACTGGACGTGTCTTGGGAGGCACCGGAGTGGTACACCCTGCCGTCCACCTTCACCCAGACTAAGGGATCGTAGAACTTTCCGTAACGATTCCAGAGCCATCGAGGGTTCCGTACCGGTTTGAAATCCGGGAAGACCCTCGATGCGTTCAGCTGCTTCCACTTTGCCATGATGAAATCCTGCAATTGATTGGTGGTTACTCATCATTATCAATGACCTCACCACCATTGTCAATGGACTCCTTTATTCTCATCAAGGTGTACATGTAGCCTATTAGTGTATTGTAGGTGGAGATCAACATGTCGCCGTCCATCTCGTACATGCTCTGTAATGAGTCGATGAGATCAGAGTTGCATAGCCGACGCAGGGCTTCTTCTGATGTGATTACTCCGTCTTTGCTGTAGTCATATTTCACTAGCATTTTCTTTTCCTCGTTCCCGATAGTACCAGATCGGCCCTATCTGGGGTGCAGAACCGGCGACACCATCGGTGAAAAACGCCGGATTTCTGCGGGTTTCAGGGGTGCGACAATCTGTCCTATTGTGAGGGGGTCGTCGCGTGGAATACATAAGTTCTGTCGCGTTAGAGAATAACTAGAAAACATATTGTTGTTATTTCTTTTACCTATTTCCTAGTTATCTTTATGGTTGTCGGTAATCCATCACCCCCTAGACAATACGTATTGAAAGACTAGGGCAGCGATGGCAACTATTACGATTCCCGACACCATTAGAATTGACCAAGCCAACAGTCAGCACAGTAAAGCCATGATCGTTTACGGACGACTGCTGTCTTCTCCTCGCACTCGTTACACAGTGGCTTCTCGACGTGCAGATCATATGTCTGCTTTGTCGTACCAGAGTTCGAGGTCTCGGATGAATTCTTCTGTGTCGTCATCACTGACCGGCTCCCCTGCTACGCTTGTTACGTAATCCCGGACGACCTCGGGGGTCGCGGTTGGTGATGTAGTTGTGTAGGGATTGGAGTGACACTTCGTTGTGGTAGACGTTGTTGGACGAGTATCCTCCTGATCCTGATCGGACCATTTCGATTTTACCGGCGTATCCTGCAACTCTGATGGCATTGGCTGTCATCCCTGTTAGTTCTGAGGCTTGCTTGATGGTGATGTAGATTGGCTTAGTCATTTTCTAACTCGATGGTGATGGGTTGGTTGTCGGTCCCGAAGGACCGGATGGTGTGGTCGTTTCCTTCGCTGTCAGTTACGGTTACGTTGGTTACCTTGTAGTCACCCCTGTCGTGAGACTGGACGGTGATCTTGGATACGTTATTTAAGTTTAGTTCCATTGTCGTTTCCTTGAGGTGGTCGGGGCCGAAGTCACAACCGTGTTTAAACAAACACAGTCTCTTGGTGATTCGCTTGTTGACGGACATAAGGTATTCGATGAGCATTCAAATGTCACGTTCTATTTCTGCATAGTAGGTATGCAGATGATACATGACTGTTTAGTGGACTTGTTCGGTCGGCATATTCTCAAAGGTGAGGATTGCCCTGACACCACAGGCAACAAGGTGTGCTGCCACGTCAGGGCTGTCGTCTGACTTTTCAAGCTGGTCGATAATGAATGCAAGGTAGATGTCATCGGGCTGAGTCTTGGCGATGTTGTCGGCAAGTTCTACTGCTAGGTCGTGGAGTTCGTCGCCGGCATCACGTATTCTCCCGGCGAGACGAACCATTTCGGCGCGAACGTCTTCTTCTTCCATTGCACAGTCCCCTGTTTACCGTTCACACGGTGTTTAAACATGTCAGGCATAAACTGTGGCATCGAAGTTCGGAAGGGTTTTGTTGGGTGGGGTAGCGAGTGGCTTGTTTAAACTGTGTCTCCTAAGTAGTAAGCTAAACTTCGTCTTGATCTTGGTTTGGGTGTGCGGCATACTGCATTAATTTTACTGAATATTCGCCGTAGTTTATGGGATGGGTGCTCGATCCATTCTTTTCCTCCTTGTATGTTTTCAGCGGATCTCGCTAGTTCCTCATTGGAATACATAAAGCCATGCTTCTCGCTCCATCTATTGTTATATCTTAGAACGTCTATAAGTGTACGCTCTACGACTAGGGCTAATTCATAAGGCATATACGGAGTTCTGCATATATATTTGATCGAGCGTGGGTTACCACATTGTAAGTGTTTTACTCTTTGTTCTGGATGCTTTCTTGTAATGCCTACTTTGTGGTAATCGGTGCCTTCCTCTTGTAGCAAGTAAACACACGTTGAGTTTCCATCTGATGTATCCGTAAACATTAGGGCTTTCTCCTTTTCTCTATGTATGTGCCGTACCAGTATTGAAGTTCGATCTCTGACATCTTGTCGATGTACTGTTCGGTGATGTCCTCGCAGTAGTTGAACTGTGATCCACGGGGTCGGTCGTGATCAACGACCTGCTCGTACAGATCGTCAATCACTTTGTGATAGAGGCTGTCCTGTTCAGCCATCACCACCAACATGCTCCGGGGCCTCAGTAGATGACTGTGCCTCCACGTTCGACCCCCTCAGAAACACACGAATAAGTAATGGTCCAAATCTATAACTTTTATAAGGATTTCCACTATTTAATTTAAATTCGCCCCATTGAAATGGGGTTCCTTTAAACCAACTAATCCAGTGCCAATCCCAATTCATTTTCTTTTCTCCCCGGTGTTGCGAAACTCTGCGTATTGACCCAGTCCCATCAGTTTGTCTCCTCGTAGCGTTCTCTGGTTTCTCGGAGTAGTCGTCCGTATTGGTTAAGGCCAAGCCTGTGATCCATTGCTGCCGTGTAGGCTGCATGGGCAGGTGTATTTCCCTGCGCCATCAACTCCATGACGCGGTGCGTTGCGTGGGCGTATCGATCTTCGTAGTTTTGCGGGGTCTTCACAGCCATCCCCATTCTCCTTTGTCGTTCTGGTACTGAATACCGGTACATCCGGCGGATGGCATACCGAAATCGTCGAGCGGTTCGAAGCCGTCGTAGTCACCCCAGATGGACCCGGAGTAGTACAGTTCCCCGTCGTCGTCGAACATGCGGAACTGTTCTCCGGGGGTAGTTGTGTCGATGTCTATGGACCCTAACGACAGGCCGTCTGCGGTGCCTTCGATATGATCTTTGTCGATGGTCCAGAAATATTCGTTACTCATTTGTCTGATTCCGTGTTGCTGTGTTGTGTTGCTACAATTAAAGAATGATCATTCCATAGTCTAATGCTCGTGTTGCATTGGTGGTATGTGTTCAGCGCATGGCCTGACTGGCACTGTTTAAACAGCATCTGCCTTAGTTGTGGGATTCGAGGTTCGGGTCTCATGATTGTCTCCATTAACGATCCAGCAGCACGGCACCGATGCAGATGAAGAATGCTGCCGCCATGCCGGCTGCGCGGATTAGGTCTAGTGTCGGGTCTCCGGTCATGTCATTTCCTCAAAGAGATGTTGCAAGAATATATGTCAGCGCCGCACCAACTAAGGATGCGACGAGTTCAACGCTGGTCAGGAATTCGAAGATGGTCTCCATGTTTAAACGTCCCCCCGTAGGATCATTGCCAGTTGCTCGATGGCGGGGATGGCGACGAACGCCACCCCCAGAACGATTGCCAAGGTCATGCCGCCTCCGCCTTCTGCTGTTCGTTGATGGCATGAAGAATGCGGCTGCATAATTCATGGTAGGCGATGGCAACTGCGAACCCGTCATAGGTCCAGCCGTCCTCCGGTTCGCCGCAGTCGTAGGCTACAAGTTCCCCGTTCTCCGTGTTGCAGTTCTGACAAAGCTGGTGGGCTTTGCTGTAGTAGATGACCCACTCCGACCCGTCGGCGTATTCATGGGCGAGGTAGTCGGGGTCGCTACCGTGTTCGTGGACTTCGCGCAGAATCTCCGCAGCGTATTCGCCGGCAATGTCGTTCAGGACGTAATCGTTAATCATGATGGATTTCCTTCTGTTGGGTTGGGTAAGCACTCACGAGAGGGGCTGCCGTTTAAACACCAGCCCCTGCCGTTAGGGCTTAGTCCTCGTAGAATAGAAGGTCGAAAGAATAGTAAGGTTCGGTTACCCACTTGTCCCCGCGTACTTCGTCGCTTGCCGTGTAGGCCCACTCATATGGTCCGGCTTCCCAGCATACGCGCCAAGCACGGCTTCCGACATATTCTTCCGACTTGTCCGGATCGAATAGCATCAACTCGATGTCAGGGTTTTGACCGAATGCTTTGCATACCGGGCGTAAGGCTGTGTGTAGCGCCTTGGCTGCCCCTGCTGGCGTTTTGTACGCGGTCGGATCAAAGTCTACAGACAACGGGCCGAATTCGGTTTCAATATTAATCATGATTCAGGTTCCTTCTGTTGGTCACGTTAGGTAGACGATTCATCCTTGCGGTTTCTTCGGATGAATTCAAAAAAATTTTCATTGGTTGTTTAAACGGGCAGGTTTAGAGCGCGGCATACTGGCGCGTGATGCAGTACGAAAAACAAAACCGACCGACTTTCACGAATCGCAGTCCACCGACTTTGCGGGTTGATATGTTTAGCTTCATGGTTCTCTCCTTGGTTTAGGTTACGCACTCATGAGAAGGGGTAGTGTTTAAACGCCACCCCCTCCCATTAGAGCGTCAGTAGGTCCAGCCAGTATCGATCATCCCATCGGGCTGCTTTTTCTTTCTCGCGTGTTCCCATGCGTCAGTCAGTAGGGCTAATAGAAACCCAGAAGCGTCACAGCGTTCTAGTTCGGAGTCGTCGATTAATAGGTCCGTGTCAGTGAAACCTTCATAATCCAGAAGCGAGCCGTCGTCATCGAACGCTGCCACGATAACGTCGAGGTCATCCGGCACGTAATGACAGGGCCACTGCTTTTTGAGATTGTCGATGGTTACGGGCTGTATTGCGATAATTTTCATGATCATGTTTCCTTCTTGGTTTAGGTTACGCACTCATGAGAAGGGCTGCTGTTTAAACAGCCCCTCCCATTAGAGCGTTGTTAGGCGACGCGCATTGTGTCTGGCAATTCCTTACCACCCCACCCATACCATCGCGCGCGGCTGTTGTTTTTAGTCACGTCTGAAAAATGCGCCCAATCATAACCGCCATGTTTTCCATCGCGGAAGACGCGATGATCTAGGCGCGGGTTTTCGGGCTTGGGTTCAACTAGGCACAAAGTGCCGTCCTGCAAAATCATTGTGGAAACGCTCATGTCTTAGGTTCCTTTCCTTAGGGGTTGCCGGGAGCCGAAGCCCCCGGCTAGTTATCGTCAGGCGACGCGCATGTGCTCGCCATTGCATGGGCAAATAGGCGAACCCATCTCGCTCAACCATTTGGCCGACGTCCGGGCGATGTATCCGCAATCGTCGCATTCAACTTTATGCATCCGGGTGGACTGCTTTTTCTGCGATACCGTGACAACCGCGTGCGGATACTTGCCGAGGCTTTTCAAGATTTTCTTGCTACGCCGCATGAATTCAGCCCCGGCAACGGTTGCAGTTGGCTTGCCATCCAGTCCACAACGCCGCGCTTCATCGGCAAAAACCTTGTTGTGCCCTTGCTCCACTCCAACGGCGGCGTGGATCATCTCATGGCATAGCGTCGCGGCAACTGATAGCGGATCGGCATCACCCCATGTGATAAGCATCTCGGTATGCCCATCGGCGGACGCGGCGGGATGGAAACACTGGCCTAGAATGCGATTGTTAGAACCGCCACGGCCGCCGTTCGGCCATGATGCAGCAACCCGCCACTTGCCGGGCATGGTCAGATTGAATTCGCTGGCCAATAGCTTGGCGCATTCGGTAAGCCACTCTTCGCGGTAGGTGTACTTGCTCATGGGTATGTCCTTTAAAGCTAGGGTATGGATAAGGGTTTAAACTGGTAAGCAACAACGTATAGACGGTCCTTACCGCGTATCCTTCCCACCACTCAAGAAAAAAATGACCATTCCACCAAATTTATTTTTGCATGGGGGTATTGACAGCATCGGGGAAAATATGCTTGGCGATCCGGCCCGATCCGCCACCCATGTTTAAACGTGCACCCGCTCATCGTTTAAACAATCGGCCCCTTCCCGTTTAAACGTCGGGGTTTTAAAAAAATAAAAAGCCACTTTGTAAAAAATGGTCAGTCAATTCTTACAAAGTCCGCAGAATTAAAACCGACTTTGTAAAAAATTAAGCCTGACTTTTCAAATAATTAGCCGGCATTTCTCCGCCGCCCGTTTAAACGCGGGGGGTGGGGGGCAAAAAATCGGGGGGCCTGCATTACACACAAAATAGGCCCCAGAAAAATTTTTCAAAAAAATCAGACTTGATTTACACGCAATTACTGTACAATTGTTCCGCAATTTCCTTGCCTGTGGCGGTCTTCCCGGCTATTCTCAACCCATGAGCAACCGCATTTCCAAAGGCCGGTACGGCGACGACAACGATCCCAAGGTGATTGCGGCAGAATGTCGCAGGCTGGAAGCCAGTGAGGAATTCAACGAGTTGCCTGAGTTTATGTCGCGGCCCGAAGCCTTCAACAACCCGTCGCAGAAACTTCGCCGGACACAGATGACGGCATTGCCCTTCCGTTTGTCGCCTATGCAGTATAAGTTTGCCTATGAGTTCATCGAGACAGGCGATGCGTACGGTGCATATCTGAAAGCCGGATACGCGGTAGACGGTAAAAAGCCATTTCAGATTCGTGGAAAGGCCAAGGAACTACTTGCACAGCCAAAGGTCAACGCCTTTGTCGAATACATCAGGAAAAAAGCAATGGACAAGCTGGTAATTAACATCGACGACATCGTGGAGAAGTTTCTCACGACGTACAATCAGGCAATGGCCTCGGAAGATTTCACCAATGCCAACCGTGCACTGGAAAATCTGGGTAAACACCTCGGCATGTTCGTCGAGAAGGCCATGATCGAACAGAAGATAACCATGTCTGCCGATCAACTCGACGCCGAAATAGCCAAGTATCAGGGCATTATCGATGCAGCTATCCAGCAGCCAGTCAAGCACTGACCCACAGGTCCTCCTCGCCCTGATGAAGGCCCGTGCTGCACAGGCGGCACACGACGATTTCGCATCCTACGTCAAGATGATGGCCCCGCTGATTGTCCCAGACTTCAAATGGGGGCGACATATCGACATTATTTGTCGTGAATTGCAGCGTTGTGTCGATCAGGGTGGACAGAGGATCATGGTTTTCCTCCCACCACGGTCGTCCAAGTCCCTGATCTCCTCCAGATTGTTCCCATCGTGGTACATGGGACGCAATCCTGCCCACGAAATTCTGACAATCAGCCATAATGAGCAGCTATCCTCGGACTTTGGCCGGTCTGTCCGCGATCTGGTAGCAACTGGGGAGTTCGAGGAGGTATTCGACGGGGTCCGGCTACGGAAAGACGCCAAGGCTGCGGGTAAATGGAAGACTAACAAGGGCGGATCGTACTTCTCGGCTGGTGTTAAGTCCCAGATTGCCGGTCGCGGTGCCCATGTTGCCATCATCGACGATGCCATGTCTGAAGAGGACGCCTTCTCCGACGCCGGTCGTGAATACATCAAGAACTGGTACCCGTCAGGCCTCCGAACCCGTCTGATGCCCGGCGGTTCCATCGTTATCATCAACACCCGTTACCACGACGACGACCTCTGCGGGTGGCTGCTGCGAAATCAGGGCAACGAGGAGGTAGAGACACAGCCATGGAAGGTCATCAAGATACCTGCATGGGTCGATGACGAGGCGTCTGACCTTCTCGGACTACCAGTCGGCTCATCGTACTTCCCCGAGTGGAAGACAGATGAACTGCTACGTCAGGACGAGGCAGAAATCAGGTCGAACAACGGTGCCAAGTACTGGCAGTCGCTCTACATGCAGAACCCGACGCCCGACGACGGCGGTATCATCAAGATGGGCTACCTCCAGCCGTGGAAGGACAGCGATCCACCTGCCTGTGAGTTTGTCGTCCAGACACTCGACACCGCCTTCAGCACCAAACAGACTGCCGACGAATCGGTAATCCAGACATGGGGCATATTTCATCAAGCCCAGACCGACTCGGCAGGACTAGAACATATTGTCGCCAACATAATCCTGCTCGGCAACGAACACGGGCGGTGGGAGTATCCCGAACTACGTGCCCTTGCACAGGAGGAGTACGACCACCACAGACCTGATCTGATGATTGTCGAGAAGAAGGCATCGGGTCAATCGCTGATCCAAGACCTGCGTCGTGCCGGTCTGCCAATCATGGAATACAACCCTGACCGCGACAAAGTATCTCGTGTCAATGCAGTCACCCCGCTAATGGAGTCTGGACGAGTCTGGATACCGGCAGATCGACAGTGGGCAGACGATCTACTCAATCAGGCACTACGGTTCCCCGGCGGTAAGCACGACGACATGGTAGACGCCATGGCAATGGCAGTACTGTACATGAAGGATTCATGGCGAATCGAACACCCCGACGATCCGGAGTGGGAAGACGACCAGCCTCGAAAGAAACGCGGCGGTTATTGGGTACTGCCCTGACCACCCGTATAATTCCCACATGGGATTTAATCTTCAATCTGTCATTACGACCACGGCACCGCTACTCTTCGCAGCAGTCGGCTATCTAATGATGTCGTTAAATGAGTTGGAAAACCGTCTCTATCAGGTAGAATCACGGATGATGCAGCTGGTCACCCCCGACGGACAGATTGTCCCATCGCCGGACAATGCCATTGCTCGTCAGGAACTACGAGAAAATTTATTGCATCACATACACGATCTACAGGTACGCCTGTCGCTCCTAGAAGCAAAAGGACAATAGAATGTCACTCGTTGAAAACTACGGACCTATGCTGCCGGAAGCAGAACTCGAAGAAGGCCTCCCCGAGTTCGAGATGGAACTGGAAGACATCATGGTGGAGGGTGGGGACCTTTCAGGTCTGTCGCCCGACGACATGGCGTTCATGGCGTCCATGCAGGAAGAAGTTGCAGTAGAAATTGAAATCCCGCACTTCGCCAACCTTGCCGAGTATCTTGGCGACGACGAGTTGTCGGACATTGCAGAACGTGTCATCGAAGGATTCGAGGCCGACAAGGACAGCCGCTCCGAATGGGACGAGACACTGACCCGTGGCCTCGATCTGCTCGGCCTGAAGTTCGAGGAGACCGGCACGGCATTCGATGGATCGTGTGCAGCAACACACCCGCTGATCATCGAGTCAGCAGTAAAGTTCCAATCCAAGGCGTCTCAGGAGATTCTTCCCGCCAACGGTCCTGTCCGCACACAGATCATCGGTGATCCTGACAGTCAGATCGTCCAGCAGTCCAACCGTGTCCGCCGGTTTATGAACTATGAACTGACCGAGATGATGCCCGAGTACTTCGACGAGATGGAGCGGATGCTGTTCCATCTCCCCATTGTCGGCTCTGCAATCGTCAAAATGTACTACGACGGCGGTCTGGAACGACCGACTGCCGAACACATCCCGATTGATCAGTTCTATGTCAACTACTCGGCAACTGACCTACGTCGTGCCGACCGGTACACCCACATCATCTACAAGTCCCCGGTCGATATCCGCCGAGACATGGCAGCAGGGATGTACCGTGATGTCGAAGACCTGTCAGACAGTCCGGACAGTGGCAGATCAGACAATGAGATTTCGTCCAAGATTGACGAGATCATGGGACTCAGCGGTAACAACTCCGAAGACCCAGAGTACACCCTTCTCGAACAGCATGTCTATCTCGAACTCGAAGACGACGACATGCCGTATCCCTACATCGTGACAGTCGAGGAGTCCTCGCGTCAGGTCCTCTCTCTCCGTCGCAACTACCGTGAAGACGACCCCCGCGCCGAGAAGATGATCCACTTCACCCACTATCGGTTTGTCCCCGGCTTTGGCTTCTACGGTCTCGGCCTGATCCACCTGATCGGTAACCTGACCATGACGGCAACGTCAGCCATGAGGGCACTGGTCGATGCCGGTCAGTTCGCCAACCTTCCCGGCGGCTTCAAGGCGAAGGGTGTCCGGGTTGTCGGCGACAACGACCCGATCAGCCCCGGTGAGTTCAAGGAAGTAGAGGCACTCGGCATGGACCTGAACAAGGCCATCGTCAACCTGCCCTACAAAGAACCGTCCCAGACACTCTTCCAGCTGCTCGGCTTTGTCTCCGGGGCAGCAGAAAAGTTTGCCGATCAGACCGATCAGGTCGTCAACGATTCCTCCGGATACGGTCCTGTCGGGACAACCATGGCCCTGATCGAGGCCTCTGCCAAGTTCTTCTCGGCAGTCCACAAGCGTCTCCACCACGCCCAGCGTCAGCAGTTCAAGATTCTGGCCCAGATCAATGAGACGTTTGTCCCTGTCAACGGCTACCCGTACGCCACACCGGAAGGTGACATGACCATCTTCCAGCAGGATTTTGATGGTCGTGTTGACGTTCTCCCCGTCTCGGACCCGAACATCCCGAGCCGTGCTCACCGCCTGTCCTTGGCAAGTCTGGCTCTCCAGTTGGCAGCACAGACGCCTCCGGGGACATTCAACAACACCGAACTGATCCGTCAGGTCCTTGAGGCAGCAGACTTCCCGAACATTGATCAGGTCATCCCGGCCAAGCAGGAAGCCCAACCGGCAGACCCGGTGACCGACATCATGAATGCCACAAAGGGAATGCCCATTGCTGCCTTCCCCGGTCAAGATCATGAGTCACACATTCAGGTCAAGACCAACTTCCTGTCCGACCCGACCGCAGGTGCGTCTGAGGCCTTCAAACAGTTTGCCCCGGTCATTCAGGCCAACATTCAGGAACATATGATGCTCCGGTACAAGACACAGATCGAGGGCGTCGTCGCCCAGACAGTACCGCCCGAGCAATATCAGATGGCCGTACAGCAGGGAATGCAGGACGCAATCATTGCAGAGGCTGCTGCCCGAGTTGCCACGGCGAACCAGCAGATTGCCAGTGGGGGTAGCCCCGAGGAACGGCTGGTCCAGATTGATCAGGAGCGTCTCCGCCTTGATCAGGAAAAACTTCAGCTGGATGCCATCAAGGATGCGGCCAACATTGCAACCAAGAATCGTCAGCTGGACCTGAAGGAAGACCAGCAGCGCATGGCCGCACTGAAGGACGGTCTCAAGCTAATGTCGGACAAGGAGGAGGCAGAACTTGACCGTGAAGAAAGTCGTCGTGAGATGCTTATTGATCTTCTTGCTGATGCTGCCAAGTCAGAGGCCGCTGGTGGCTGATAGCAACAAGATTCGACAGCTTCTATCCAAAAGCGGCTTCGGTGACGCAGCCACTGCTGGAATTATGGGTAACATTGACGTTGAAACCGGCGGTTCTTTCGACCCCCGACAGAAACAGTATTCTGGTGGACCGGGACGTGGACTGTTTCAGATGGAGTCCGGTGCAGGAAAACTAGACGAATATCAGACATGGCTTAAAAATACAGGTCGTCAGGACAGCGATGCCAGTCAGATTCAGTTTTTTCGTGACACCATCTACGATCCGTCCGGAGTCCGGGACATTGTCGGAGTAGACGTAGTCGGATTTGGTAACGCCGAGAAACTTCGGAATGTGCTTGAAACCGATGATCCTGCAAAAATTGCCGAAGCCGTTTCCAATCTATGGGAAAGGCCGAGTGTTCCACATATGGAACGACGAAAAGAAGCCGCTGCTAAATATATGGAGGCAGAGCCGGAAGATACTACAAGTTTACTGTCCCGCCTTAACGAGTCTATTCGCGGTCTATTGGATAGAGGTGGGGATAGTCGTAAACTAGCCCCAGAAGATCAAGCACAATTTTCAGACCTGATGAGCCGTCTGTCACAGCAAGGAAAGTAATCATGGCAATCCAAGACGATATTATAGCAATGCTGTCTCAGGTCAGCGATGCAGGTAACCGGGCAGCAGATCGTGGCCGCACAGGATCAGAAATGTACAGCCAGATGGCTGATCTTCTGTCAGGCGATAACCGGTCCAAGGCAATGCGAGAAATTGCTATGCTTTCAGACAATCCTGAGATGAGTATTGAAGAGCAGATGCGCTTTGATCCTCTTACCGGAAGTCGGGTTGCTGATATTATCGAAAAGTACATGGAAGATGCCGGGGACGGTGCCACTGCTGCGGCAGTGCCGCAATCTCCTGTTCCTGACGATATGATTGTTGACGATACCCGTGCAGCCGAACGGATGATGGAAGTAATGCCGTCCCCCGACACTGCTCCACGCACACCCGTGACCACCCAGCCGTTACAACCCCTGACCCCGATGCCGGGTGCGGGTCCGGGCGAGGCCGGAATGTTGATGGTGGACGACACCGGAGCGGCCATGCAGGGTCAGGGCATGGACGAAATTCGAGAAGAGATTATATCGAAGTCTCCACGACTTCAGGAGGCCATGGCACAGGACATTGTTGACGGTGCCCGATCTGATACGGAACGTGCTGCTGATTTACAACAAGCTGCCATCCGTATGATGGAAGATCAGGCCCGTCAGGAAGGTGTCTACGGTACACAGGGTGCCCGTATTCGCGCCGCTGCCGGGGAGGAAACTGGTCTGAGTGGTGCCCTCCTTAACGCACGTATGGGTCGTGAAGCAACACCTGAAGATGAGATAGCGTCTCTCATCACTGGCGGCACGGCTGCTCTCAGTGCCCTTCCTGCCGGATCACTTGCTAATGTTGCGATGCGTCTTGGCGTTGGTCGTTTTTCCCCGCAGCAGATTGCGCGTAATCCCCAGCTTCGACTTCAGATTGAGCAGGAAGTTCGGCTTCTTCTCCCCAAACCAACTGCGGGTGCACCTTCTTCCTACGTTGTCCCGTCAGCACAGGTAGGGGCACAGGGCCGACAGGCAGCACAGGCAGCAGCCCGTGCCCGTCAGGCGGCAGAAGCCCGTGCCCGTGCAGCAGCGCGTGGCGAACGTAGCGGTCCAGACATTCCGATTACCCCGTCCCCAGCCCAGCGACTTGGCTCGACTCAGGGTTCGACCAGCGCGTTCGATGATCTGATCAATCGTCTCGGCCCGATTGGAATGGCCGGGGGCATGTCTGTCCGCGACAACATTCTGCGTAACTACGCCATGATGTCCGATGGTAAGTCTGTTAGTCGACATCTGGGCATAAAACCAGAAAAAGGGAAAACGCGGGTACTTCCTAAATATGAAATGTATTTCCCAACTTCTCCTGAAGAAATTTCTGATATTCGTGACCGCCTAGACGAAGACAAGTCTTATGGTAGGCAGATTAGAAAATATCTAAATCCATATTATTTGTCCGACGTACTGTCAAATATGGGAAAAGATGATTAATGGCTGACACTAAGTTCGGTAAAGTAATGAAAGAATTCTATGCCGGTGATCTAAAATCTGGTTCCGGTAAGAAAGTGACAAATCCTGAACAGGCAAAGGCTATCGCAGCAGCAGAATCTAACGCTGTTAAAATGGCCGCTGGTGGTGCAGTATGTCGTCCAACCGGTCAGGGTTATCGCTCTGCCCGTCCCCGAAAAGGAATTATGTCATGACCAAGAAAGCAATGCCGAAGCCCAAGCCGACAAGTTCTGTCGATCCTAAGACCGGGGCGACTCGTGGCTTTGAGCCTATCACAATTCAGTCTATTGACCCGGAGACGGGAGCAACTCGTGGACCAGATATCGAAATGGTTCCGGTAAAGAAAGCATCGGGTGGTCGCCTCGGCTACCGCCAAGCCCGTCAACCCAAATAGGAGGCCATTATGGCAAAAGGTAAAGGTAAATCTTACGGCGACACCGCCAAGATTCCGCAGTCGGATTTCAGTGTCCGTGCGGAACGTGAAGTTCTTCGGAACTCCGACAAGTCTACTTATCAGATTAAGAAAGGTAAGTAGTCACCCCCTCGTCTTCCCCACGTAACGGAGAACCCATGTATTTCGAAGACATCAAGAAACAAATAGAAGCCCAGATTACGGAGTACGAAAAACTCCTTGGGTCCAATGGCGCAGAGGACTATTCTGCCTATCGTCAATACGTCGGCACTATTTCAGGACTGAAGTGGTGTCGGGATTTGGTCGCACAAATCCAGAAACGTACAGCGGAAGGAGAAGACGACTAATGGTCATGGAACCAAAAATGGCAGGTGCCATCAGTAATGCCGACTGGGCACAGGACGAAGACATTGCGGACCCGTCCCCGCTCCCCACAATCCCCGGATACCGACTCCTCATCAGGCCTCTGAAAGTTCAGGGCAGGACGAAGGGTTCTATCATACTCCCCGATGCGTTCAAGGACGACATCAACTACCTGACCACCGTTGGCCGTGTACTGGCCGTTGGTGATCTTGCCTACCGGGACGACGAAAAGTTCCCGCTCGGCCCGTGGTGTCAGGTAGGAGACATTGTCTGCTACGGGAAGATGAACGGGAACAAACTTCGATATAAGGGCGTAAACCTTATCATGCTTTACGATGACCAGATCATCATGAAGATTGAAGACCCCTCGGATGTTGATCCGATGTTTAACATCGCCTCATAGGCGTAAACTATGGAGGAATCGGTCATGGCCGATGATGACTGGAATGAAATTGATGTTGAATCCGCACAAGACGGTGACGACAAAGTAGAGTACGAAGTTGAAGAGGAAGCAACAGCTACAGAAGAGAAAGCTGAACCTGTCAATGAGTCTGAAGATGATACAGCTTTCGTCGAGGTGGACGAGTCGGCCCCCGATCCTGATCCTGTCGAAGCTGCTCCGGAACTTGAAGGTGTTGACACCGACGGGGCACAGAAACGAATCCGACAGCTAGTCCGGCAGCGGAAGGAACGCGAAGAGCAGATCATTGCCCAGCAGCAGGAACTGGCCGCACTACAGGCCCGACTGCAAGATACGGAGCAGAAGAATGCCGAAGTCTTTAAGAAAAACTATGACGTCACTGAACGACAGCTTCAGGAAAAGTCTGAGATGGCCCGTCAGGCATATCTCCGGGCTTACGATGACGGCGACAAAGAAGCTATGTTGGCCGCTCAAGAAGCTATGTTCGATGCCAAGCAGAATATCAGCTTGGTCCGGCAGGGTCGTCAAGACGTTGAGAAATATTCTACCGACCTTGTAAAACAGGCCGAGGCCTATAATAATCAAGTAGCGGCACAGCAGCAGCAACCGGCATACGATCCGAAGGCTGTTGAATGGGCTGAACAGAATACGTGGTTCGGTCAGGATCAGGTAGCAACGGCGGCAGCACTTGCCATTGACGCCAACCTCAAGAACGAGGGCTACGATCCGACATCGGACGATTTCTATCAGGAAGTTGATAAGCGACTACGTGCTGAACTTCCTAACAAGTTCGGGGCTGCTCCTGCCTCGTCACCCAAGGAGCAAGTGGTAGGGGGACAGTCGCGTAAGTCTCCCGATTCTACCGGCGGCAAGAAAGGTAATCGTAAGGTCAAGCTGACCCGTGACGATATCGAACTTGCCAAGAAGTGGAACATCCCACTTGAGCGGTACGCCAAAGAAAAGGCGAAGGCCGAAAAAGCGACGGCGGTGGGCGACTATACGTCCATCAATGTTGGTTAATACGCGGAGGACGAAAACATGAGTGAAAGTAAAACACGTACGAGTCGAGTTGATGGTGGTCGCAAGACCGAAGAACGATTTGATGATGAGTTCACCGAACCTAATTGGTTGTCAATTCCCGATTCTGTAATTGACCGGTTCAAAGATCAAGGCCTAGTACTTCGCTGGGTCCGTATTATGATCAACGGACAGGATGATTATAAGAACGTAGGCGACCGACAGAACGATGGGTGGTCCTTTGTCGAACCGAACGATGTACCAGAAATGATGGCTAATTCTCGTGTCGTGGACGAGGGCCGATTTGAAGGTTGTGTCGTCCGTGGTGACGTTGCTCTCGCAAAGGCTTCTGCAAAGCGTATGCAAAGCAGACAAGAGTTTTACGAGAACCGATCTCGGACAATGATGGATAACGTAAATGCTCAGTTGATGCGTCAGTCAAACTCAGCAATGCCGATTCATAACACCTCCAAATCATCTGTAACTAAGGGAAGGACGCCTTCCTTTAATGATTAAGGAGTAACATTATGGCTTTGTCGAAAGCACTTAATGGCTTCGTCCCCTCGCGTCGTCGTGGGTCTGGTGCGAACAGCACCGGTTCCAGCCGTTATCGTGTTGCCAACGCCTTTGGCAGCAACATTTTCTACGGTGACCTCGTTAAGTTGGACGGTGGCTTTATTGAACCGATTACCTCTGCTGGTAGCTACAGCACGGGTGCCTTTCAGGGTTGTGAGTACATTGACCCTGTAACGAAGCAGCCCACCTTCTCGAACTACTATCCGAGTGGTGTCTCTTCGGCTGTTGGTAACGTGACGGCGTTTGTCGTTGACGATCCGGCAGCTACCTACATTGTTCAGGCCGACGCCTCCGTGTCCGTTGGCGACATCAACCTGAACTTTGACGTGACGCTTGGTGCGGGTTCTGCCGTGACCGGTATTTCCGGCTTCGGTATTATCGCAACCAGCCGTCAGGAAACCACTGGCATGGTGCGTGTCCTCGACATCTACAACGAGCCGGGTAACGCCTTCTCGGATGCAAATCCGAAGGTTGAAGTCCGTATCGTTCAGCATGTTGATGCCGATGTATCATCGCATGATGAAGACTAAGGGGAGTAATTAACAATGGCTATTAACCGCAGTAATATCGCAAAGGAACTGCTCCCCGGCCTCAACGCTGTCTTCGGTGTTGAGTATGGTGATGTAAACGACGAGCATGTTCCTCTGTTCGACGTCGAGAACTCAGACCGCAGCTTTGAAGAGGAAGTTCTCTTCACCGGCTTCGGCTCGGCTCCGACCAAGACCGAAGGTTCGGCTGTTCAGTTTGACACTGCACAGGAATCGTACACCGCACGTTACAACCACGAGACTGTCGCTCTCGCCTTCTCAGTCACTGAAGAAGCGATGGAAGACAATCTGTACGACACCTTCTCGAAGGTTCGTGCCCGTGGTCTGGCCCGTGCGATGGCGAACACCAAGCAGGTGAAAGCTGCCGACATCTTCAACAACGGCTTCGCGGCTGGTGACTATGCCATCGGTGACGGTCAGGCGTTCTTCAGCGCCGATCATCCGACCATCGGTGACGGTACCCAGTCTAACCTTGCCGCTGCTTCGGACCTGTCCGAGGCTGCTCTTGAGACCATTCTTACGAACATCCAGCTTATCAAGGATGATCGTGGTATTCTGATCGGCGCGGGTGCGACGTCTCTGCACATCCCCCCGGCCCTCCAGTTCACCGCTGAGAAGATTCTCATGTCGCCGGGTTCGACGAACGGCACGAATAACTATGCCAAGAACGACATCAACGCCATTCGTGCGATGGGTGCTGTTCCGGGCGGTTACTTCGTCAACCGTCGTTTCACCGACACGAACGGCTATTTCATCAAGACTGATGTTCCGAACGGTGCGAAAATGTTCAACCGTACGCCGCTTCAGACGAAGATGGAAGAAGACTTTGACACGGGTAACCTCCGGTTCAAGGCTCGGGAGCGTTATAGCTTCGGTGTCTCTGACTGGCGCGGTTACTTCGGCTCTGCCGGTAGCTAATCGCTACTTGTTAAGCCAATTTTCGTGTGTGATAATCGGGGGAGTCGGGAGACCGTCTCCCCCTTTTATTGGAGAATACAATGGCAACTAACGTAAATTTTGCGTACGTTGATGGCAGTGGTCCCCTTCTACAGCTTGAAAACAACACTACGTTGACGACTAGCCGGATTCATGGCATTCACGCCACGGGTGTTGGAACATTCACCGTTGTTGACGTAACTGATTCAGCGGCTACGACCAAGATCAAGTTCGTAAACACGACTGCCGCAGACGTCACCGAGATGTACATCGAAGACTTCGGCGTCCGGTTTGACGGCATCGTCAAGGTGTCGGCCCCCGCATCTACGACCAGCTTTACCGTACAGTACGGCTAATGGCTATTGAGTACCGAGGCGAAAAGTTCTCTGGGTATAACAAGCCGAAGCGTACCCCCGGTCACGCCAAAAAGTCTCATGCTGTCCTTGCCAAGGAAGGTAGCAAAGTAAAGCTAATCCGCTTCGGACAGAAAGGCGTCAGCGGTTCTCCCAAGAAAAAAGGTGAATCTGCCTCGTACCGTAAGCGGCGTGAATCCTTCAAGGCGCGTCATGCCAAGAACATCAAGAAGGGCAAGATGTCCGCAGCCTACTGGGCAGATAAGGTAAAATGGTAACACCATGGATAGCATCAATCTTCCTATTGCCACCGTTGTTATTATTCTCGTACAACTTGCCGGAGGAGTATGGTTCGGGGCCGACATTGCCGGTCGCGTGGCCGCAGTTGAAGATCGACTTGAATCCGCAGAAATCCTGCCTCCCGGATCAGCAATTAAATTATCAGAGATGTCTGACCGACTCGCTCGGATTGAAACTAAGCTGGAAATTCTGATGGAGAAAAGATAATGACTTCTCAGATTAAATTGAACGGTGGACTGTCGCCATCATCCATCACCCGTGTCGGTACGTACGAGCCGTGGGAGTTGCAGGTCGGTCGCGGCCAGATTGCCTTTCACGAGCGACTGTTTAAGTTCGGGTCTAACCCGGACGTCAATGGATCGAACGAGACTATCTGGGATGCGGGTGGACTCTACGCCTATCCGGGTTCTGCTCTTGCCATGACGGTAACCAGCGCGGCTGCTGTACCTGCTACCGACAACGGTGTTACAGTAGTAATTGAAGGTCTGGACGAGGATTACAACGAGGTCAGTCAGGAAGTGACTCTGGCCGGTTCCGGCACGGCCACGACGACACAGACGTTTCTGCGTATCTTCCGCGCCTATGTCAGCGGGTCACAGGCACCGACCGGCAACCTGAACATCACCAACGGGGCGACAACATATGCCCGAATTACTCTCGGTGAGAACCAGACGCTGATGGCAATTTGGACCGTCCCGGCAGGATACACGGCGTACATGTCGCGTGGAACCATGTCTGTCGGCACGGCCAACGGTAACCAGTTTGTTACAGGTCGTCTGACTACCCGTGAGTTCGGTGGTGTTTTCCGTACACAGGCAAAGGTAACTCTCCAGAACGGGTTTATTGATTTTCCTTTCGACATTCCGTTGGAGATTCCTGAGAAGACTGACATCGAAACACGAGCCATTTCGTCCGGTACAAATAATGTCGTTGCAGCAACCTTTACCCTGATCTACATCAAGAATGACACGCTGGTATCGTAATGGCTATACGCAGGTCAAACATTTCCAAGCAGGTAACTCGCGGTCCTGCGACAAAGTCGCCTCCCAAAAAGAAACCGGTACGTATGAAAGCTGGTGGCAAACCCAAGTCACGAGTGAATGAAGCTGGGAACTATACTAAACCCGCGATGCGTGAGCGTCTCTTCAAGAAAATCAAAGCCGGGGGTAAGGGAGGCAAACCGGGCCAGTGGTCGGCACGGAAAGCGCAGATGTTGGCGCGAGAATACAAAGCCAAGGGCGGAGGCTATCGAGACTAATGGCCCGGAAGAAACCACAGAAGTCACTGGCAAAGTGGACCAAACAGAAGTGGCGGACCAAGTCGGGCAAACCGTCAACACAGGGTTCGAAGGCAACGGGCGAACGGTATCTCCCGGAGAAGGCTATCAAAGCCCTGAGTTCCAAAGAATACGCCGCAACCTCCAGAGCCAAACGGAAAGGGACAAAGCGCGGAAAGCAGCATGTCTCACAGCCGAAAAGTGTGGCAAAGAAGGTTAGGCGGTATCGCAAGTGATCTATTACTTTATGATTATAACCATTGCTGGTGGTCTGCTCCACGAGACAAAGACTACTGGCTTTACATCTGAGGAGACCTG